GTGTTTTTTTGCGCGTGCCCCCGCGTGGGGGGGCCCCCCCCCGGCGGCTCCGCTCCCCGGTGGGGGAGGAGGTTGCACGCCCACTTGTCGCGCGTATTTGTACCACTATTTGTATCATTACAAATATACAAAAAATCGTGAATATCGGACTATCCTATAAAAGAATAATCCGATATATCACGCACTACATTAAGCTCTTTTACGTCTTGCAAGACCACCGCAAGCAAAACCACTTCTCATATAATTACCTACTCCACGAGGCCATAATTTCTCATATAAGCGGGCACTTGCGTAATTATTAACTGCTCCGGCAAGACCTTCAATTCCTTGTAACATTCCTTGTAATCCTTGCGTTCTGACTGCCATTAACTGTTGATTCAAGCCAACAGCTTTGTTATATTCATTAATAGCGTCTTGATACATAATTTGACTATTAGCATTTCGAGCATTAACTCGTTCTTGCCTATTCAAATCATATCTTTGACGTTGATAATCTTTCTTAGCTCCATACAGTTTATTTCGAGCAAGTTGAGCATTAATTGCAAGATTTGCTACACTATTTCGAGCTGTTTGAACATTACTTGTGTTATCAGTAATATATCGAGCAGCTCTACGTTCTTGTGTGCCAAGTTCTTGTAATTCCTCACTTATATCATAATCTGTACTATATTGAACAGTATCTACTTTATTACCTTTCGGAACATGAAGTGTAGATTCAAATTCAATAGCCTTTCGATTAGCACGAGTATTAAGAGCGTTACCTACAATTCCAAACAGTGAACTTGCAAGATTCATACCAAGTCCAAATTCATTAAATCCGAACTTAAATGCAGAACCACCGCCAGCACTTGCAGTAGTTTGAATCGGCGGTAAAGTAGTAAGTTTAGGAGCTGAAACTCCTGTAAGACTATAAGGTGAAGTATATCCACCAAAAGGTCTTTTCCTTCTTACCATTCCACCACAACGCATAATTGGAGCATCATTACGAAGTCCTAAAGCAGTGGCATAAAGTTCTTGAGCTTCAAACAAATCTTCTGTTTTAGCATCAATAACTTCAGATTCACCACGAGCTTTATTCATTCTATAAACTAACTTTTCAATATTACGAACATTTGTTCCAGTTTGTAATTTGTTAGTTTTACTCTTATCTAATGCAGACAAAGATAATGTAACTCCATCAGCAAGTTGAATAACTTGAGCTTCTTTTTTACCTTTCATATCAGTAAGTTTCTTTGCGTAATCAGCGAAAGTACGATTTGTTCCGGGAACTTTAATCGTATCACTAAATACTTGACCGCCTTCAGGAGTTTCACGAACAACTTCACCAGCATACATTCGACCATTTTTAGCGCCGCCGCCTTCAATTTCCGAATCTCCATATATGATTCCAGTTTCACCAGTAGCAGGATTATATTGTTCATGTGTTTGACCATAAGCAACAACACTATTAGATGAATTAGGAACTACTTGGCCGCCGGTGTTTAATTTTCTACGACCAATCATTCCACCTAATTTAGCATAAAATCCTGTACCTTCAGAGTAATTACCAAGATTACTTTGTCGAATAGTTGCAACATCATTTTCAACTTTATCTTGCATATTACCTAAAGTCTGCTGACGTTCCATTTCAGCTTGTTCAGCTAAAAGTTCTTGACGACGACGTTCTTCTTGACGCTTTTTCTTACGTCCAGTAAACAGACCAACGATGCCACCAATTAATGCACCGATACCAGCACCGATAGGGCCAAGCCAAGAACCAGCAGCTGCACCAGTAGCAAGCGCCGCGGTTCCACCAACTGCAGCTCCAATTCCTAATCCGGTTCCAGCTCCACTTAAAGCGCTACCACCTACGATACCTTCGCCATCAGCACTATATTTAGATTCGTCAATATCACTGGCTTGAACTCGTGTACCCCATTGAACACTACCGGGGTCATTAATACTCGTTCCACCCCAATAGAATTTCCTACGAGGAGTTCCAACAAGTCCACCGAATTTAGCAGTAATACCACGAGAAGTTAAAACTTCATTATTAATCTTATTTTGCATATTAGCATAAATTGCTGAATCACGAGCCATCAACTGATTTGCTTTTGCAATACCTTGCGCATTCAAATCAAGATTACCGTATTCATAAACATCATCAAGATATTTTCGTTTAATACCAAGACCTTCATTTTCAAAATAATCTCGATTATTTTTACCAGCGATTATACTACGATAAGCATTACCAGACATAACGCCACCAAAATCTTTTCGCTTACGTCTTACAAGACCACCACAACGAGCAACTCCACGAGCAGTAATAATTTCATTATTTATTTTGTTCTGCATATTTGCATAAATAAGTTTATCGTTGGCAATCAACTTATCTACATAATTCTTAGCCGGAATTCCAGTATCATCATTTGTTCCACCATGATAAAGCATATCAATCACGGTATTGCCGAAAAAACTATTACCAGAATCACGAGCCATTCCTAAATAATCAGCGGTAGCATCATGTGTTGAACGAATACCACCGAAATTATATTTTTTACGATTAGTTTTACTCATATCTTCAACATAGTTATCAGGATTATCATCAGTATTAAAATTAGAAAATAGTCTATTTCTAATCATATCATAATCATTAGAACTATTAGTCTTAAATATTTCTAATTCGGATTTATCTCTTCTTTTATTACCAGTAGTATATTCTTTAATAATACTATCTGTATTACGTTCATTAGCACCTTTTAACAATTTCTTATATTGTCTAAAACCAGTTCGACCTACTCGATATGCAAGATTAGACATAAGATTAACAATAGGTTGAGGTAAAGTATTGAAATCATCAATACCATATTTCTCAGAATAAATATCACGAACATCATTGTAGGCTTTCGCCATACGACGATTTAATTCAGCATCAATTTGTTTTCTTGTTGCTTTACCTTTTGCTTTAACAGATTTAGTAAAATCAGAAGTATCATTTAACTTAAAACCGGGGCCAATAGTTTTAGCACCACCTTCATACGAGGGATAAGGATAATAATATCTACCATCTTTTGAACGTGAACGAACAGTTTTAAGTTTACCATTTTCTTTAACACGAACAAATTCTTTATCACCAGTCAATTCGTTATCCCAAATATGTTGAGAATACTCATTAATATAACGAGTAACTTGACGAAGACTATCAAGATTAACTTTACGATTAGACATACCATTAAAAGTTTGAGTAACACGACAAGTGGGCGTGCAACCTCCTGCCCCACCGGGGAGCGAGGCCGAAGGCCGAGCCGCACAAGTTGTTACAAATTATCTTTGATTATTACGATTATCAAGAATCCATTCAGGATTAATATCAATAAGTTCCCAAAGTCTGTTATTATCACTATTATTAAACTTCATTATGCAATAAACATATTGACAAATGAACTTATTAACATCATACCATTTAGCTTTACGTTTTAATGCAGATTCATCTACAACTAAATCAGTAATCATAAAAGGTATTTGTTTGTGTATATCATTAACATTATTAAATCTCCAAAGATTTACTTTATTAACACCAGTTGTACCATTATACCAAATATCATTAAATTTAACAAGTTTATAACCAGTACATTGGTCATCATTATGAACCAATATAGCATTAATAGTTTTCTCAAATTCATTAATAGTAGGTAACAGATTATTAACAATATCAACTCTATCTTTCCAAGAGATATTATTTAATAACTTATTGTAACTACTATTATCATTAAGAATAAATTTAATATATGATTCTTTAATAAGTTGATTACCATCATCATCTTTTAAGAATCGACCATAATTATTTTTAGATATTGCATAAATACCATGTTTATCAAACCAGAATAATCCATTTCGATTGGTAATACCTACGATGGGATTATAATCATGGAATGAAATCCAAGCATTAGCAATAGGACTAAAACTAATTGTGAATTGTTTATTATCAACATTTTGGACTAAATATAAGATATTAGTATCTTCATTAAATGCCCAAATTCTACCATTATTTTTAAACGGATTAACTACATCTTTTACAAGATTACCGTCAAACCACTTAAGAGCATTAAGCGCAGTCATATTACTTACTTTATCTCCATTGATATTAAAGATACGCCTATGAACTGCATCAATAACAAAATAACCAATAACATTAACATGAGTATCAAAATAACTTTGACAACCTATATAACCACTGGGACTATATGTAACCTCTTGAGGTTCCATATTAAATATATCAGCTGTACCTAAATACGAAGTACCTTCATCAGTATTAGAAAGTGTATCACGAAGTTGCAATAAATGCAAACCGTATGTCTGTTGAATATAAAGATTTTTATTGTCAGTTTTTAATGCAATAATTTCACCTCGATTAAAAGGCATATCTTTATAATCATCACTTCTAAATAATCGCCAATTAAGATTAGCATTTTCAGCACTCTGTAATTGACTACGAATTATACGATAAGGATGGTCTTGAGTTCCGGGAATTTCTTCAAAATAAGTAAATGTTTCAATTCCATTCTCATTGTAAACAGGAGAATAACCTTTACCAACACTACTATTTATGAAATTATCAACTTGATAACTTAATTGATAAAATTCGCGTAATTCATTACCATGTTTATCGTGATATTTGAAAGACTTATCTACGTTATTAACACTGAATCGAGCAAGAATATTGAATTTACTTTCAAGAGGAACAGTAAATATCCAACGATAAACAGTAGCATTACTATCTAATTCTTTTGCTTGAGCATCACCATAACGATAATCAGATGATGGAGCAGTAGCTCGAAGGGTTATATATCCTATAAATGTATCACCAACTAAAGGAGTTATTACTTCAGAAGAACCTTTAATATTAATTACATTAGATGCAATTTGAAGTTTCTGATTATTAACATCAGAATAAAGTGTTTCAGAATTATTAATTAAATCGGCAATATATCCTCTTGCCCATTCCTCATTATCTGTACCTTTATTAAATCCATCAAAACCTTTTTCAATACGATAATAACTATCGCCAGCAATATTGTTTTGAGAACTAATATTAGCATTGATATATTCAAGTGAAACATCTTTGGTTGCACGAGAAGTATCAATAGTAAGACTATTAATGTCAGCATCTAAGAATCGAGTTCCAGATTCATTAGGATTTGTATCAAACCCATCAAAATCTTCACCTTTCCATTTAGCTGGAAATACTTTTATATCATCATCAAGTTCTTCATTTTTAACAAATTTAAGAACATCAGTTTCAAAGTATAGAGGTTTAAGTTTACCTCGAATACTATTTATCTTATTATAGAGATATTCAAATGTATAAAATCTTGCGTTATCTCCACCAAAAGGATTTTTATAAGTTTGATTCTTACCGAAATTGTTAGTTTCAGTATCTCGCATTGCGAAACCTTGTGTAACAATTCGAGAGTTATTAATATTATGTTCAACAAAGAAATAAACTATTGAACTAATATATTTATTCATTAAATCTGTTTTACCAGCAAGATTAGCTTTGATATTAATATTAGGACTTAATGTATAAGTAGGATTCCATTCAGAAAAAGTAGAATATAATTGAGTTAACCAATTAAATGTCGGAGCAGTTGAACCATCAACTTTGTCACTTAATCGAGCTTCAATTAAAATATATTTAGTTTCTTTTGCATCAAGATTAATTACGAAATTAGTTTTTGTATTAATAGTATTACCAATAAATACAGATTTACTATCTGATGCTAAAAGATTAGATTCAGAAATTTCATAGTATCCAGTTTCAACTTCAGATTCTTCTGAATCAATCTGTTTAACTACCGATGTAGCATCATAAACTTTTGTAGTTAAATTTATACCAGCAGGTATCATACTATCTCCACCAAATGTAGGACTGCATTCAATACCAATTAATTGACTCGATGTACTTTCACTTGTTATCTCCAATACTACAACTTGATAATCAGAAGGATTAATTCCACCTTCAGAATCTTCAGTTGTATAAGGTAGTGGAAGACTTGGTAATTTCAGTTTACCTTTTGTTAAAGAACGACCTTTCGCTTTAACAGTTGCGTGTCCAGTTGAAACTCCATATAAAGTGAAATAACGATTACGAGCTATTGTAGGTTTTTCACTTCCAACACCAGTTTTGGCGATTTCATCTATTTGTTTAGCAGCATCAATATCAGGTGAACTCTTCCAACTTGGACTTATAATCTTACTAATACTTTCAGATTTATAAGGAATTTTATGAGCATTTCGATTAGTAGAACCTACGGGATAAGCTTCAATATCATAATTATTAGCTTTCCAAGGAATATGATGTATATTTACAAGGTCACCTTTATAATCATAATATCCAGCATAAAGAACATAAACTTCACCACTCTTGAAATAACGTCGAGTACTATTAATATAAGAAGAACTCGGATTCCAACTTAATTGAACATCAAGATTATTCTCTGTAAATTCTTTAAGTTCACTATCGAGTTTACTATAATCAAGAGTCTTTACATTACCTCTAATAAGTCTATTATTGAAATTAACAAGAGTATTATCTCGAATATATGATATGTTTTTAATAAAAATATCATCAAGACTTATAGTAGATAAATACGAAACATCGCTTATAATATGAGTAGTACTTACACCACTAATTGAAATATCATCAGTTTCATATGATAATTGAGCTTCGTCAGTAATATAAACAATAGCAAATCTACAATGTTTATATTTAATACCACTATTTCTAAAACTAATAGTAATATTTTTATTAATTTCGATACCTAACGCATAATCTTCTTCGTAATTACCACAAACAATAAGTGATGTACTCAAAGGAGAATAGTTTGTATAAGTACCATCATCAAGACGATATTTAATTGCTATTTGATAAGCACCAGTTTTAAGATTACCACCGTCTTTAACGTCTAATTGAAGTTCAGGATAAGTAACATTTGGAATAAGATTAAACGAATCAACTTCATCAACAGTGATGTCATATCCTATCGCAGTATCATCTCCATTGTTACCATCATAAAACGGGTCAGTCAAATTAATAATTCTTGTTTCATTTGCTGATTCATCAGTTCCCTCAGTAAATGTAACAATTAAATTTTCTTTATAATTGTATATATAATCTCCATGAATTGGTCTATCAATACTGAATCCAAATGCACCGGATGTACTATAAAGACAACGTTTTACAGTTGGGTTATTATCATTAAGATTAAGATATATAATAGCGTCGTTAGTTTGTAAATCAGATTTATCTGCATTATTCCAGTGTTCTACAACGCAAAAAAGTACAACACCAACATTAGTTGGAATTGTACCTATAATATTATATTTGTGATTATCGGCATCACTATAAATATAAGGAATGATATGCTGATTTATCGGATGATTTTCAAGAATATCATCTAATTCACCTATGAAATCAAATCCTCTTTCATTAAAATAACTTTGACCTTTATTATCAATAGTTATATTTTTAGCATATCGTAAAGATTTATCTTGTGCAATATAAGGTGAATTATCTAAATCAAGACCTAAAACTTTCATAATTTCTATTATTCTAATGTACGAAGAATAGTAGCAATATTCTCTCGACGGTCGTTACTAAATTTGTTACAAGAAACTCGAACTTGTATTCTCATTCTATCGAGTTCTATCGCAGGATTTGTATAAGGATTGTTTGCTGTAAGACTTACAACCGGATGTTTATAACCCCTTAATAACATCTGTTTAAGAACATAAAGTTTAAGATACTTTTTAAGAGGGCCATTATTATAAATAAGAGGAACATCCATATTTATAATACTATCATAAACAACAGGTAAAGCTCTATATCTTAAATGAATAGTTCCATAATCAACGTTAGTATGAATCCAGTTATTACTAATGTAATAATAAGGTTGTTCTTTATCAACAGGAGCATGATTAAAACTATTATTTTTATCACCGGGACTTGTTATATCTGCATTTGGAATACCGGGATAAGAAGTATATGTCGGAACAGTTGTTACTTTTTCAGTAATAGTATCTTTGTTAAATTCAGCTGAATTTTTAAGAATAGCTTTTTTGTTATTTATAATGACGTCAATTATACCACGAAAATCCCACGGTAATTGACAACGATGGTCGTCAAATTCAATATCTTTTTCTACATTAACATATGCTTGAATAAACTTAAGTTCTTCCAAAGCATTTGCAACCCAAATAGGAAAACGACTTACAAAGTCATCACTTTGTATATTATAATCGTTATACATATCTGAAATTAATGTAGCACTACTAATGAATATATTATTATCAATCATAAAGCATTATTTTGTTTAGGAAGATTATTTCGATATAGTTTAATAGCTTCGTCAGGATGATTAAAACAAATTGCAAGAATTTTATTGAAACAATTAAGCCTTCGATTTGTTGCAATTTCATCAACAGTTTTACCTTTCATTGCAAAAGGTGTTCTGTCAATAGTTTTTTCACCATTTTCGTAAGCACTACTTGTGTGACCAAATTTGAATTTATAATAGACACTTTGTGGTATTCGACCTTTGACTTTATGATATACAGCTTTTATACACCAGTCATAATCATAATATATGAAATAAGGAATACCATTTGGATTATCAGCAGTTCGTATATTAATACCTTGTTCTAATAATTTCTTTTTCAAGTCTTTTGTAGCACCCCAATCGACAACACTACATACATCACCGGGCATTGTCTTTTTATAGTAAACATAAACGTAACCTACGGAACTACCAAAAGAATAATTATTACCTTTACATAGTAAATTAGCTATCTCATTATTAACTTCATCTTGCATATAAGTATACATTTCAGAAGGTAATTCTTTAAGAGCAGCAAGAGTTTCTATATCATCATCAAGTTTATCAAGACGTTCATAAACTAAGTAATTATAACTACGAATATAACTCATTAGTTTAGTACCAAGTAGAGTATCTTGTTTCTTATTAAAATAAATCTTACTACGATTATCAATATCGAATACCACTGAAACATCAACACCGACTTCTTGATATTTAGCAAGATTATCTTTGATATTATAAATACAATCATTGCGTCGTTCATAAGCAAGATGTAATTGTTTAATTAAAGAATTAAGTTGTATTTGAACTTCTTTAACAAAATCTCTCCAATAATATTCGTTATCAACCATAATGATAGAAACATGATGTTAATCTTGACCATTACCACGTTGAGCAATAGTAGGATTATTATTATTTGTTTTAATATCTAAATCTTGAGGATAAATACCAAATTCAGTTTTAAGTATTTCTTGAATTATACTTTCAAGCATATCATTAGGTAAAGGTAATTCAATATCTTGACCATCTTCATTTTTAAAGAGCGAAAGAACTTCATCAGGATTTTCAAATATACCTGTAATCATTACTTCATTAATTGGTCGTCTATCATCAATATCTTTTGTACCAACTTTTTCAGCAATAATTATATGACCGTTTAATATAATATAAGCTCGTGGATACCCGGTGGGAGAGCAGGTTGGACGCCCACTTTGACGTAGTTTAAGAGATGTAATAGAACTCTCATACATATATCCATTACCAACAGTATCACCTACAAACGCAAAAGGCGCATCACTTTGTATGCGCACGGGTGTAGGAACTTTGTACTTTGTTCCTAACAATCTAATTTTATTAGCAACTCGATATTCAGTAGGAAGAATATCACTATATTTCAACTCTTCAACAGGAGCAATAAAGGTAAGTTTAAGAATATCATCTATTCCATTTTTCTCAACGCTTTGTCGGATACGATTTGCAAACATAGTTTTAATCATATCCTTGACACGTTCTTTAAGTTCGTGATTATTAGGTTGATTAACCATGTTTGCAATACGAGCTGCATATTGATTAAGTGTTCCCATATCTTACTTATTTAGATTCAAAAGATTAGCAATAGTATTTTGTTTTTTCCAAATATATTTTTCATCATCAGGATTAAATCCTTTTACGATATTATATTCAAGAGAAATAAAACCAATAGGTGTTTCTTTAATAGGGTCTTTAATAAGAAAAGTATAAGCAGACTTCATACCTCTACTTTCAAGTTCATCTTTATAACATCTGTCTTGAAACTTATATTTACTAACATCATTACAATAATGACGATTTCTAACAAGAAGATTATGAAATAAATAAGGAAAATTATTAACAAGAACATCCTTAAAAGATTTCTTATAAGATACTACACAACAATCATAATCTTCACCAACAACAGTGTATTTATCCATTTCTACACCATTAATGAAATGACCGCCATTATGAAAATAAGCAATATAAACAGCATTAGCGTGAATAGTATCTCGAATAGAAGCACATATCTTATCAAGTTCTATATAACAATTACTTTTTTCAATAGTAAGTTTTTGTTCTTTACGTTTAGGAAATAACCATTCTTTTAGATAAATACCAGCAATCGTACTTATGGATGTTATTATAGCTACTATAATAGCTGTATAATCGAACATAGATAGGCGTATAAGAGGATTAATATTAATAGGTATATTATATTGGGCTACTAACAAATATACGTTAAAATCCCCCATTTCCAGCCGTAATTACATGAAAAAAGACGTGCTAATCTAATAGCACGTCTTACCAAACAAATTACAATAGCCCATCAAATAACCCTAAAATATTCCCAAACCTTAAACTTAATTAGTTTTAGTAGTTTTATCAATTTTCTTATAATCAACACCAATCTTTTTTAGAATCGGTTTGAATATCCAACTCCAAGCAACTGGTGCAAGAATAGCAGAATTAATAAGAATTATAGTATTCTCATATCCACCTGCTACATATCCTGCGGCAATAACAAAACAACTAATTAACATAACCAATCGTTTAGTCCATGTGCCAACAGATTTATCACCATTAATATCATTTATTACTTTAATGAGTATGTATGTTAAAACATTCACACAAAGCGTAAATGATAAATCGAAATGAGTACTGAATAACTCAACGAAATGTCCTACGAATTGTTCCATTTACCATTCATCAATTTCATCGACCACCATATTTCTTATTTGGAATATATTTTAAGAAACTAAAAGGAAACAATTTCTTTCTAAAATCTTTATCAGATTCTAAATTTCTTGCTTCACCTTCAAAACAAATATCTTTATAAGCTCGATTATAAGGAGGTAATATAAGTTCAATTACCCAACTAATCACATAAGCAATTAAAGGAATTGCAGGAGTAGCAAGTAATCCCCACCAAGAATAATTTGTAGTAAGACTTAATATAATACTAACTAAAAAACTTGTAGCAAAAAGAGTAATTTGTTGATAACTATGAACAGTTTCATGTCGTTCAACAGTTTCAGTAATTTTATCTTTGTATTCAGTTCGTATGATTAACCACCATAATATCGTCATACATAAATACCCTTTGAACGGTAGGAATTTACAATAAACTTTAATCATGATTTTATTTTAATTGAATTTGTTTATAACAATTACGATGTATAGTATCCATAAAATTTTCAACAACTCCGCTATTATCAATAACTAAACCATCTTTATAACCTTGTAACTCCATTATCTTTTGCCATTCAGATTCTACTGTCATATTATTATAAACAGTTCTTTGTAAAATATACATAGCACCTGAATAATTATTATCTTCAACATCGTGTAATTTAATAAGACTATGAATACAAATTGGTACTATAGAATTCATATTCCCCATACCCATAATACAATTATATACATAAATGGTATTATAAGAATCAACATATATAATTGTTACAATGGAAGGTTTTTTTACTTCTTCGTTTTTAGGTACTAAATCATAATATGTAATTTTAAGAGCAGTAAATCTTCGAATGATAACATCCAAACTTGCAGTGAGATAATCCAACTTATCATCTGTCATACTTTTAAGTAAGGTAACATTCGGAACAGCATACTTAATATTAGCATTTACAGGATTAGTTAAATTATTTACAGTACTAAATATGATAAGCACTGGAACTGGTTTAGTATTATTTTTAATATCATTATTAAAAAATAAATGAAGACTAACAGACATTTGAGAACTATATACACCATGTAAACTTCTATAATTTTTTATAGAAAGTTTAATGTTATTTTCATCACTATTTATATTTAAACTACCATCAGGTGAACCAATAATATTAAATATAGAATCTACAAGCTCACCAAATTGAGCTTGTGTAGGTATTTTACCTGTTTCAAAATATTCTTTAAGCTGACTTTTAGTTGCCATAATTTAATTGCCTGTTTTTGTATTACGAATAAATTAATCATAGATTATACTTGATTTAAGATTAAATAGATTATTTATAACAACTAAAAGTCAAACTCAATTTAACTTTTAATTTGTAATATTAATATCTCTCATGTATCTATTAACAAAATGCAGCAGTTGTGTAGTTCCTAAATCTGTTGAATCTAAAATAGCATATAATTCTCCTTTGTAAGTATTGATATTTGCAATAGAAGTAAGAATGTAATTATATGTAGTTACAGCACCACCCGATACTCCTATTCTAATAGCTTCAGAAACAATAGGGAATGTATCATTTTCAGTAGCATAAACTATTTTAAAATAAGCTCTTGTAGAACCATCAGTTGTTATAAAAAAGTGTTCTTCTACAAGGTCATTTTTAATAACTCGATGTGTATTAGATAAATGATACCAGCCAACCCAATTCCACTTAGCCTCTGAGGGAATTGCTCCTACAAGTGCTTCATCATTAGCTGAATATAATTCACCACCTTCTAATAACATTTCCATCATCATTTCAGATGTAAGAATAGTATATTTAACAGGTAGAGTATTACCAAATTCACAAGGTGAACCGGTATTACAATGTACAATTATATAAGGTAAATATGTAGCATTAGCTGCATCATAAAAACCTATAAATAAATAAGATGCTTCATCACCAATAGTAACAAATCTATAACCAAGTACATTAGCATAATTAGGGTCGCTAAAACTTAAAGTGTTATCCCCCTTCCCCGTTGATTCACTGTTTGGAATTTTACTTATCAAATTTTCAAAGTCAGCTTGTGTAGGAATTTTCCCAGTTTGAAACAAAGCTTTAATTTGTGCAATAGTCATAGTAATAATAGTTAAAGTTTGACATATATCAGTTAAACTCTAACTATTATTACTAATAACAGTCAGAGTTTAATATAGTTAATTAATTAAGATTAGTAACAATACGTTTAATTTTAGCAAACAAACTTTCAGATTTAGCTTCTGTTGCAACTTCAACAGGTTCTTCTGATAAAGTTTGAACATCATTAGAACGAGTATTTGGTGTACGACCAACTTGGAAAATATAGTGGTCAACACCATTACCTTGAATCTGCATATAACCAATACCATCAGGCCCAGCTGATTGAGTAATAGTAACAGATTTAGAAGTAGCTCCAGAATATGAAGCAGTTACAGTAGCAGTTCGAGCTGCAACATTATTCTTTGAAGCTGTAACAGTAGTTCCACTTAGTGTAAATCCAGTACCACTAATTGCTAACGTTGGAGTTGCAGATTCAGTAGTAGCTGTTCCAGTAGAACCTGATGTATAAACAGGAGTTTTAGTTCTCATACAACTTGCTGTAATAGTAGAAGTTCCACCTGATGCAGCAATAGTTGTAGGATTTGCTGTAATACCAATATTCCAACTACCGTAATTATAAGATTCAATCTTGTTAGCTTCTTGGTAAATATACATATATCCGTCTGCTGATTTACCATTAGCTGCCCAAATAAAACCGTAAGTTTTTACAGTAGTCTGAGGAGAAATTGTGGTTCCTTTAGAAGGTGCTGAAGCTTCAACAGAAGCAGTACTCGGTGGAACACTATTTGTTCCACTTGAAGCCTTTTCAGTTGTAACATCTTTTGTAGAACCAGAATCATATTGATAAGTAGTAATAGTAGCAGACTTGCTCCAATTTTGAGTAGCATTTCCAGCTTTAGCAGTAGCAGAACCACCACTTGCAGGAATAATACCATTTGTTATTGTACCAGCTATTACATCACCATATGTATAAACACCACCAGAAGTAGATTTAACAGTTTTACTATTTGTTATACTCTTAGAAGCAGTAGCTGACTTAGAACTATCTCCGTTATTTATAGCTTTTATAGTAACAGTATCAGTAGTTTCATTAGTTCCCATACTACTATGAGTAATCGTATTTCCAGATAAACTGAATCTACTATTACCATTAACAGTCATAGAAATTGATAAACTACCACTAACACTTCGTGTTTGATTCGGGCCAGTAGCACCCGAACTATACAAAGTATTATAAGTTTCAGTATTAGCAACAGAAGCACTTACACTCGCAGAACCACCAGCCGCTGTCAAACCACTACCAATACTTATAGTAGGAGTTCCGTAAGCAGTAATTCGAGGATTGTAATTACTATTAGTTACTTTATTTTCAGCTTGATAAATATCAACGGTTTTATTGGCAGTTACACTACCTTCACCAGTGTAAGTTACAGTAACTTGTCCAACCTTAGTTCTTGCCTTAACTGTAGTTCCAAGAGAAGAAACTGTAATTTCACTTGTTTTTGAATAAGTAACTGTACCAGCACGAGTCGAACCAGATGTATAACTAATTGTCTGCGACATATTAGAAACACTGGTCGAAGAAGTTCCACCACTTGCAGGAATATCAGATGCTAAAACAGAACCGCCCGTTAAAGCACCATAAGAAGCCTCATTGGCTTCTTGATAAATAGTAATAGTTGATGATACTGTTTGACCATCAAATGTATTTGAATATTTACCAGTTACAACAATACTTCTCCTACTACCAACAGTTGTAGTTCGATTGCTTGCAGTAACCTTAGTACCAGATATAGAAAATCCAGTAGCACTTCCTGATAGAACTGGTGTAACATTATCTGTACTAACTAAATTACCATTACGATACGTTTTAAGTACAGCTGTAATAGTTGCAGTTCCACCCTTTGCGGCAATTTCAGTATTATCACTATTTAACGTTAAATCATATGTATAAGTAGATGCTTCTTGTTCAACAGTAAGAATAACTTGTTTACTGGAATCTTTTTTACACTTTCCAATAAACTTCATACTTCTTTTAGAAGTACCTTTTTGAACAGGTGATGAAATTTTAACAGTCTGATTTCCTTGAAAAGAGGGAGATTCAATATTAATTGAATCTCCACTCCCGTCATTCCATTTATTAGTGATAACACTCATAAATGATTAATTAATTTATTCAGCAGGTTCGAACGTCCATTCGTCATTCGACAGAATATTCAGAGTCTGCTCACCACCACCCTTCGGAATAGTAACAGTTACGGTAGTTGTACCCTGCGAATTGAGATACAGATAGCTGTCACCAAGAGCCTGAGTAATAGTAATAGTTTTAACAACACTCGCACCTTCACCCTTGATTTCAAGAGTTGCAGAACGAGCTTTAATAGTTTCGTTCTTCGGTACAACAATAGTAGCATCATAAGTGTATTCTCCAGTAGCACCGGGGTCACCAGTAATAGCAGTACCAGACGTAGCAGTTGTACTACCATTAACTTTAAATGATGTTACATTTGCAATACCGAAGTTAGTTTTCCATGTAAAAGTAAGAAGTTTCGAGTTAGACTTACCAGTTACATGAATTGTTTCACCACCTTTAGCAACATTAATAGTTAAACCATTGGGAGTGATAAATTCATCAGCAGCCTTTTCAAGAACCGTGACTGTAACTGCGTTAGACTTTCCGACAATCTTACCGGGAACTTTAGTACTCCTATCCGTACGACCAGTATAAGGATTCACAGAATTAATCTTAATCTGTGCATTTCCAGTACCAGTTTTAGGAACCCATGATAAATAACTCGGAATAGTTGCCATTTGTTTTTTTTTTGGTTGATTAACTATAATAACAAACTAATTACCAAATTCCCATTCAGCTGTATCACTTGCGAAAACAGTTATAGTATCATGATAATTATTATTTTTATTTAGAATAACAAGAGTTTTATCAACAGCTAATTCTACAACAGGTTCATCTATTGGCCAAACTTTTTTACCATTAAGCCACATATCAAGAACCTGCCGACGATTACCATTAAGCATTACGACAGCTTCCGTAGCTCGTTCAAGAAGATTAAGTTGTGCCATAGTTGTAGAATTTTATTAACTTTGTGGTGTTTCAAGAGCAGTTACACGACTTTCCAAAGAAGTATAATTACTCTCTAATGTACTTACTTTATCACTTAAAGTAGTAATAGTTTCTTGTAATGTATTAACAGTACTTTCAAGAGTTTCTACTTTTGTTTGTAATTGTTGAACAGTTGAAGATTCAGCCTTAGTGGCTAAACCTTCAACTACAAAAGTAATTAACTTCTGAAAAGCACCAGTTTTCGGAGGCCAATTTAAGGCACAAAATACTTTACGAATTACTGATTCTTTCATATCATTAAACCGTTAATTAGATTCGACATCACCAACCCTAAATATAGGATATTCAATACCATCACCTTCTATCTGCATATAATCAATACCGTCATTTTCAAATACTGGTTCAGGTACTAATTCAATAGTTGTAACACTATGATTTGCAAGATTATCATAACTTTGATTATATTCAGTGTAACCATCACGTCTAACCAAAATTACAACCTTTGAATCATAAGTACCACTAATATGAGCTATACCTTGATAATCAGTAACGATAGTTTTAACAGAAGAACTAAACCAACAACTAATACCTATGGTAATAGGAGCTTTAGTAATAGAATCTATAAATTTAAGAGCTATATAATTTTGACCCTCCTTCGGATGTAAATCAATATAATTGACAACAGCTTCAGAAGGTTCATCTGCAATAAATAATGCAGGTTCAGTAGCTTCATAACGAGTATCACCTAACGTCTTATAATTACGTTCGAAACCAATAGGATTAGCTTCACTAACATAACCATTTTCTGATGAATCACAGTTACCTATCTTTTTACCAGTTTCATCATAAATAGTATCAGTAATCATACAACCAGTTAAAGCATCTCGTGTACGAACTTTAATAAGACCGTTATTATTACGAAGACATAATATCTCAACTGTTTTATCAGTATCAAATACTACTTCTTCATAACCTATATTATACCAATCAGAAGATATTGGTAAAGCATAATAAGTTATAACACTACCTTTATTCCTTGTGATTACCAAAGGTTCATCAGGTCTGGTTGTACCAACGGTAGTTCCAGTACTTGATATTTCTTTAATATCAGCAGCTAAATAAAGTTTATTATCATCATAAATTTCATAAGCCTTGATAGTTACAGAAATCTCTTCGGGTTCAGGCGGTAACTCTTCAAGTACAATAGTAACACTATGTTCACCAGTAGAATTAATCGTACCAGTTCCAGTGTTAGTTATATAACCAGTTTTAGAAGCTCGGAAATTAACATTTGTTCCAACTGGAGCTGTAACAACCTCAGATTTACCAGTGGTCGATTCATCATTACCAAGAGGTTTCCAACTACTTTCAGTACTGAGCTTATACTCAAACGTAACACCGTCTAAAGCAGTAGATTCAGTATTTACAGCAGTTGCATAGATAGTACCAGTTTGAACTGGAACTTTATCCATTTCAACAGTAACTTCTGCGGTAGGAATTGCATAAGTTACCAGTTGTTCAACCTCTATATAACCCGACGAAACAAACCTCAAAATTCGGCTCGTATTGACATCTCCGGTGAGTTGTAGCGGCGTATCTTTTGTGACTTGACCTAATATACCACCCGTGTCCTTATCATAGACGTATGCGGCTATTTTGGCCTTTGTTTCGCTATCGACTACCGTAAGACTTACAGCACCTTGTTCAACTGGTAGAGCTGTAAGAGTAATATTACGAATTATATTCTCATCTAATGTAATACGCTCTTCATAAGTTTCATATCCACTTGCACTAACCTGAATCAAAATATCACGCGGGTCATAAGTTTCATATGTAAGAGTACCAGTACCTTGAGCAATAACTACATTAGAAAGTTTATCAGTAAATATAATTAAAGCATTATCAGGAGTTGCATTTACAGTTAATGTCTTTTTAGTCTTAGGTGTAAGAACAACATTAATTGTCGTATCTTCAACACCTACATCGACATAAACATCTTTTGTAATGTAATTTTCTTTTTCTACAATATAATGTAAACGACTTTGAATTAAACATTCAAGACTTGCGCTTCCAACACCTGCCGATTCTTTACCTTCCGAATTAATCATTCGTATAGTAGAATCAACCGGAACAGCTTCAATCTTAATTGTTATATAATCTTCTTCATTTCGAGGAATACGAATCCAAAGTGTACCATCTTCAAACGTAGTAGGAATCTCGCTTGTAACTTTAATTTGATTAATACTATTGCTACGAACATGATTATTGTGTTCTACAACAATACCATAAATCTCATTAATAGCATCTACAATACGTTTGTTATCAGTAACAAGTTCTTCAGAAGTTTTATCTTGCTTATTAATAAGCAAACCTTGAAGCTCTTGAGCTTTTTGTTTTAATTTCTCAATGTCACTTGCGGCAGTTGGTAAACCAACTTGTGCGGCAGTAACTCTATGAGGGTTATCATAATTACGAATATGAGCATTGAAATTATCTTTATCATTCTCGTAATCTTCTTTATCAAGTTTCTTGTTTATAGCAGCCCAAACATCTTGAAACTTCTTATTAACTTCTGCAACATGATTGTTAATCCAAACATTCAACTGTTTGAACCAACCTTTAACCCTATTTTCAAGAGCATCAATGTACTCTTTTTGAGGTCGAGATACAGGTTTATCCATATCGGCAGTGTTATCAACATTGCCAAGACCAACTTGTTCTTTTGTTACCTCATGAGGATTAAACTTATTATTAATATGTTCAAATAAAAGTTTTGTAAGTTGTTCAACAGGATTTAAGTCCTCTGCTGTAAGCTCACGAACATATACTTGAATATCAAGAATCTCATTAACAGCATCATTAAAATCAAAATTGGTCTTTACATTCGTCCGATAAATCCACCAAGATTTACCCTCGTGAACATAAATACCAGTAAGAGTGAATATCTGATTACTTATGATGCCTTGTACTGTAATTGTATGTATAGAACGAACAATTGGTACAAGTATATAAAGATATTGTTGAGTTGATTTAACCCACGGAACTTTATATTCATAATGTCCTACATCAATATTTCGAGATTCAAACTCAGTAATTTTTGCAGAACTAATATCAGATTTTTCAGTTAGCTTAAATAGAGCACTATTATCGTAAGCAGTTACATTAGTTAAGTCTATTTCAATCCTCTCCTTTGTCCTATATAAATATAGGTGGCCGTTCTTTCGATAGTACATATATAATGTAGGAACTGTTTTAACACCAGCACCTTCACCATCTACTGTACCAATATATTCTCCGGTTTGGCCATTATAAACACTCGGATATACACCATCTTCAAGCACACCGAGCGCTACAACATTTCGAAGATTAATTACTGCCATACCAAGAACAATAACGAAATAAATACTCCAACTACAAAGTTAATAATAATAGGATGGATTTTAAGACCAGTTATTGCTTTCTTTCTTGCAGCTTGAATACCACAAGTAATGATTTGATAAGCTAATGTAATCCATAAACTCATAAACCAAGTAGCAACAGTAGCCTTAAATAAAATACCTACGACAGTAGCAATGACGAAACCAATAATAATATCGTCTTTATGTTCTGAATAATAACCACTTAAAAAAGTAGTTATTTTATTCCATATTTTCTTTATCATAATACTAATCGTATTTATTGTTATATGACGATTAATAATAATAATGGTGCAACTTGTATGGCTCGGCCTGCGGCCTCGCTCCCCGGTGGGGCAGGAGGTTGCACGCCCACTTGTCACATAACATTAGCATCATTAAGAGAATAACTCCTAACACCACAATTAATAGCATTAGGAGTTATCCTTGTGGTTACATTTTTAACAAATCAATTTCTTACTTAATGAATGCCAATACCCCTTCAAGTGCAGTAATTGCAGAAGTTTTAGTATTGTCAATAGCAATAAATTGAGTAACCTGTAAACCCTCTGTATGTAAATTAAAGGGATGTGTGAAATCAGCACGAGAAGTAATTACATAAGTGTCATACATAACACCCTCGGTAGCTGTAAAAATATCACCATAAACACGGTCATATTCCTTGAAATTAGGATTATAACCTACACCGGCAACATCTGCCTCTTTCTCAAGTTTAGCAACTTGGTCATAAGTACCAACCGGAGTTTGATTCTCAGTACCCTCTTCAAGCGTAGCACGAAGAATACCATCAAACGTTACATAATACTCAAAACCTGCGGCGCCAGTGAACGTAACACTTGCTTCAGTGAAATCATCAATCGTAATGCTATCAGCACCAAAGCGAGCATTAATCTTAGTTAAAGTCTTTTCAACCTCAACTTTCAGACGAGCAATAATATCAGCACTTGCTTCGTCAATTCCGTTGATAGTTACGCTGGCATTATAAACTTCCAGAGGATAACCACCAAACGAATTAATAGGCTTGCACGAGATAATAACCTCAGCATCGAAACCTTGATAACCAATACCACGATTAGCTACGAGATTCGTAAACTTATACGTTTTACCAGCAGGAGCAAGATACGTTTCCTTATGTTGCTTCGACCACTTAGGATTAATCCAAACGCCGCGCTTAACCTTGCCATCACCAAGACCAAGAACAAACTGCAACATCTCATCATCCTTAACATCCGAAGCAGCTGCAACGACTTTACCAGCCGAATTAAGAAGAACAGCTTGTCCGCGAGTCAGCTTGCTAACATCATTATTAGCAAGTGTTGTCAGAAAATCATTTGCGACAATTACACTTTTCATTTTCTATTCTAAATTTGATTGTTGTTTAACAGCACTAAAACTGTCATCTTTAAGAACAAGAAGAATATCGCTAACTACACTATCTATGAAATCAGGTGTAACTTCCATATCTGACATTTGGTTAATATCAATATTAAAAAGACGTGGCTTCTTAATATATGAAATCTTAACCGCATCAACACAAAAATCATCACCATAATAAACAAATAGCCTATCATCAACAAGTTCACTTATTGGATTAAGATGTCTATTTTTATTACCATAGAAGTTGTTTATAGTAGCTCGAATATTTTCGGTAGCAATTAAATCATTTTCAGAAAACTTATTTCCTACATTTACGAACTCGTCATAAGTAGTATTATAAGTAATAACAGGAATGTCTGTATCATTAACTTTCAATGCAATTTCATCTTTTGCATTAGAAGTAATAATAATACAATCTTTATAATAACGACCAATCAGATTCTCCCAATAAACATTATATTCATTAGAAAGAGCTTGACGTAATCTATCACAAATTAAACCTGCAATTTCATACAAATCAATCTTATCTGAATCACTATCATAAAGAGAAAGAATATCTGAAATATCAATCTCATTCCCATTAACAATAATTTGTCCATTAAATTCATCACCAGTTAAGGCAATTTTAGACAAATCTATTAGATGATAATACAAATTCTTAACTTCATCATCAGGATAAACTTCATGTAAATTCTCAACAAGTCGAGCTTTACCATAAGTCAATCGAGAAGTAGAAGAAATAAGTTTTAGATAATCACCCGGAAGAATAACGAAAGCTCTATTTGGATAATCCGCATCTTGCTTATCACGTTTAAGTTTAAGCCACGGAGTTTCACGTTTTAATGATTGAATATCATCTACACGTTTTTTACTATCTTCAAGACCTTCGCCTTTATAATTAGTTTTCCTATTTGATTTAGTTTGTATATATTTAACGGCAGCTCGATTCAGCATCATATCAATAAACTGAGGAGCAATACTCCGATGTCTATTAGATGTTATCTGCTGTATTCGTTGCTCTATTTCGATGTGTAACTCTTTTACCGTTTCATACATGACTAACCTTTCAAACTACGATACTTCGCGTTCCACTCGGCAACAATACCTTTGTTGTTATCATTCGAGAAATACGAGATAGCATCATTAATATTATTACCAATAACATTTTCCGGATTAGAAGCATCGACAATGATAGAACTATTCGGAAGTTGTCGAATAATATTCATCCAAAGATAAATAGTAATCTTAGCTTTCATCCCCAGATGTTTATCATCAACAATACTAATAAACTTCTGCGGGTCACTGTCAATAAGTTCAAGAAGAACAGATTGCTTATCATCGGCAGTCATTGCCATAAATTCCGAATAATCACCTACGCTACCTGTCGATACAACAACATTGTCGATAAGTGCGCTATTCGGATTATTAATAAGTTCTGTATATTTCTTGAGAGCATCAGTGCGAAGTTTCGTCCGAGCAGCTTTGAGTGCTTTACGCTCACTATCCGAAGTAAGATAAAATTGAATATTGACGCTCTTATTAATGTCTTCAACCTTATTAGCAACTTTGCTACTTAAAAGGCAATATCTCCAACTAATATAATCGGGAATATTAACAAAAGTAACATACTTATAAAGTTCCGTTTCATCAAGTTCCTTAATCCGTTTCAGAACAATAGCTTCAAGTTCCGAACCAGTTTCATTCTTAATCTTATCAGCTTTTTTAAGTTTACCGATAAGTTCGTCGATATTACTTTTCAGAGCAGGATTACCTAAATCTAAAACGTAAGAAGTATCGAACTCTAAGCCATGAACAGGAATCTCAAGAAGAAAATCATTTAAGTATGTAGTGATTCGTTCTTGCCAAGAACTATCAATAGGAGATACACCAACAACAGTAGGAAGAAGAACTCGCATTTCCTCACTACGGCTCAGCAGTTCATTAACAGGACGAATAGCAGAACCAAGACGAAGAAAGTCAGTTTTGAAAGCATCTTTATTCCGAAGTTCAAAAGAAGAAGGATTGTTCCTCCATTCAATACGAACTGAACGATTAACTTTAATCATATTTTAACATTTTAAGTTATTCAATCTTTTATATGTTAATGAGTAGTAATAACCTTTCGATTATTACTACTCAAATTGGGTGTTTAGTTCAGAGCTAAATCAAGCCAGAACGAAGTAGTAGGATTATCAATATTGATACCCTGCGAACCAAGAACTTCATAAGAAGCAATATCCTTCGTATCCGACAGTTGAGTACCACTTGCAAGTCCCCACGAAGCAGGCAGTTCAGCCATACCTTTATAGACACCTACTTTATATTCACGACCCTCTTCACAAACAAACTTAATATTACGCTCACCATTCGAACCCATAGTATGGTCAAGGAATACAGCACTATAAGAAGTAATAGGCAGACCTTGATACATATTACCGGCTTCACGGTCACGACGAGCACGAATACCGTGGTCAAACATATCAACAATCTTAACAGTAAGAATCTTACCATTAAACATCTTATAACGGTTAAAATACTTACCATAAGACATCATCTCACCATCGCTCTTAATCTCGTTATCACCAAGAGTTACAAAGTAATTCTTAAGACGAGCATCATAATAGATAGCATCATTGAACATTCGTGCGAAACCTTTACCGCAATAAAGAACAAGTTCCTCAACGGTAGAATCAATACGATTGTCAAAGATACGAGTTATGATACGGTCGAAACGATTAAGTGTCAGAACAGAATACGTTTCATAATTACCAACGGCCTTGAGAATATCAAGAACACCAGCACCACGAGGAATTGCCTCACCAGTCTTCTCATCTTTTAAGTGGATAATACCATTCGAATCGCGGTTGTACTCCGAGAACCACAAGTCCTCTTCGAGCATCTCGCGTCGCATGATTTCCCACATCTTCATTTCGTAAGGCATCCACAGACTACGCTCACCACCGGATGCAGTATCAAAGGCAATATTAACAACCTTATTACCCATGTTACCAGCAATCTCTTTCGAGAAACGGTAGTAGCCATACTGGTTGGTTGCCTTGCTGAACGACTGGTTATTCGAACGGTTTCCGTCAGACTTGCTACCCGGAATAGTCGAAGCACCTAATGCCCAAATAGCACCACTAATAAAGTCTTTTGCAACAGCATCAGCCGAGATAGGAGCACCCGACATATTGGTAAAACGATAAACGTATCCACCAGTCGAAGTAGCAATACCCTCATTCTGAATACGCCATTGCATACCCGAAGGAGCAATAGCTGTGTGCTGATAAATAAACCAATTATCCTCCATTTCAACCTCAACAGTTCCATAAGGCTGAATAGCAGCTTTATCAGATACCAGCTTTTTCAAACGAGAAGTAACACGCTGACGAGGAGCAATTTCCCAAGTATATTGAGTATCACCACCATTCAGCTTAACTTTTGTTGTAACAGCACCCTGACCCTCAGTAAGAGTAAGAAGAGGATACTTGTCACTATCCTTACCCCAAAGATAAGTAAGATTACGATTAAGTTTAACAGGGTCAATCAAATCAAAATTCAGAAGCATATTAGCATCTGTATATTGATTCGAGTCAAATTTTACAGTTCCAATTTCACGCATTGTAAATTAGATTTTTGGTTAAGTTATTATTATAAGGCAAGAACATTTGCTTTATTTAATAGGTAAAACAATTTTATCATCCTTTGCAATCTTTTGAACTCTGGGATTACCATTGTTTTTACCAGTCTTACTTGCTAATGAACGAAGACGTTTAACTTCTTTTTTAGCAAGTTCAGCTTTAATCAGTTGGTCAACTCCACCATCAAGATTCATAATAAATCGCATAGCCAATTCAGCAGGATTAGAAAGACGATTAATCTCATCAATCTGTGCTTGACTATAAACCATTCCATTAATCTCTTGAACAGGACGAGAGAAATAATCAAATAACTCTTGACGAGAAATAAGTTTCTCACCATCAGTCGTCTTAATTCTCAGACCTTCTTTCGGAAGAGCGTATTCTCCAATCTGACCTTTAACAACAATTAAATCATAAAGACTACCCGGTGCATTATGAACTTTGACAGTACCATCATCTTCATACGAAACACCGAAGTATTTAATTTCCTTTTCAAGTTCAGCCTGCATTTCTTTGGCCTCACGTTCACGAATTGCTTTAATCTCACTCTCTTGAGTTTTACGCAACCAATTAAGACTTTCAGTTGCATCGTCTTTAAGAGTGTTATTTGCTTTTGCAAACTCAACAATTCGTTTGGCACGTTCCGGAGAAGTACCTTTTTGAATTTCAGCTTTATAGATTAAATCAGCAAGTAAGTTATCATCATCTTTGATTTCAACTTTACTATAATCTACATTTGCCGAATAACCTTCGATTGTACCGAACTTACTCTTATATTCAACAAGAGCTGCAATATCAGGATTGTTAGCTAAAAACTCGTTAAAACCTTTTGCAAAACCCTCTCGTTCACCAAGAGCTTTTACAGCAGCTTCACGTTTAGCAAAACCCTCAATCGTAGGTTCAAACTTAACAGGTTCACCTTTCTCATCTTTAATAACAATGCCACTTGCTTTTGAAATAGCTTCGATATAATCACCGTCTAATTCATTAGCACCTTCATCAGACATTGCATCAATTTGTTCTTTTGTGAACTTAATTTCACCGTTATCATCTACGGCGTTTCCGTTATCATCAAGTGTGTAAAGAGTACCATCAATTTCTACTTGTTCCGGTTCAGTTTCTTCTTCACCATTACCAGTAGAACCACCCTTATCACCTTCTTCTTCAGCTTTCTTACGAGCAGCTTCCTCTTCAGCTTTACGTCGTTCTTCAGCTTCTTGAGCTTCTTTAGCTTCCTTAGCTTTACGTTCTTCTAATTCTTTACGAAGACGTTCTTGTTTTTGCTCCTGAGTTTCATCATCAGGTATAACAACTTTTTCAACAGCCATATTAGTATTTATTTATAGTTGAATATTATTACATGAACAAAGATATACTATATATAATATATTATCAATAATTATAGTAGTATTATCTTGCAGGTTCTCTTGCTCGCCGTCGATAATTCTCGGTCATCATTGCTTTAATTCTTTTTGTAACTTTATTCTATTAACATCAGAAGCAGTATAACCAGATTGAGCAGCCATAGCTTCATCCTTATCTATATTACCATTTCCATTGGTATCGACTTTAAGTCGCATATTCCAAATCTCTTTTTCACCTTCTTGTTTAAGAATCTCAAGATTAACATCATGTTCTCTATCAAGAGCATTTTGTTGAGCTTCAAATTCTTGTTTAGCTGCTTCACGCTGACTAACAATTTGTTCAACTTCAGCTTGAGCTTGTTGTTGAACTTGTTGCATTTGAAGTTCATAATCTCGACGAGCTTGAATAGCTTTCTTAATATTCTTAGCAATAGAAGTAATATTATTATTTTCAATAGCTTCAATAGCAACTTCCAGTTGGTCATTCTGACCTGCACTAAATGCAAGTTCTTTCATCATGTTCAGCTTATTCTGAACATCGGCATTATTACGAATATAAATTCCAATATTACCAGAGAAATCAGAAGAACCATCAATATCAACTACAACAACTTTATTAGTTGTCGGGTCTACATAAGAACCTCGTTTACCATCAATCCAAGCAAACTTACTGTAATCAATATTTGCAACATAATCACGTTCACGGAAGAGATTAAAACATTCAAGACTCCAAACACTTCCGGTCATTGCTTGAGAATAATTCGATTCATTAACAGCCTTACCTGCATAATCTTTAGCATCACCAAAGCGAGCATTATTCATATTAGCTGCTTCCCAAGCTTCTGCTTTCAAACCTTGTTTAAGATTATCAAGCATTTGGATATAATTCGTAATAGCACTTGTAGCTACTTCTCGAATAGATTGTAAAGCATTAGGTTGTGCATCAGAATCATCAAACGGTAAGAAACTATCTTTATTCGCAACAGCAAGACGTTCCTCGGTAGTCATATCACTACTATCAGCAAGAATACTTTCAGGGAATAATAACCAAGACTTAAACTTAGCTACTGCACGTTCTTGTTGTAAAGTATAAATACGATAAAGAGCAAGATAAGGTAAAACACGGAAAGGAATAGGATTACGAAGATTATCTTTATGTAAACCTACAATACCATTATAGGGTAATTTACAATCACTATAATTGTTAAATCTTTCACGTTGAACTTCGATAGGTCGCGGCTTAATATAAATACCACTATGACAACCACCGATACGCCAACCTTCCCAAACTTGATTTATCCATTCCCATTCAATTTCAATATCACCAGCAGAAGCATCAAATTCATAATCTTCGTCTACAATACTTTCAACGATATTTCCTAATAAATCTCGATGTTTAAGAATACCTTGCTTAATTTCAGTTTTCCAAACATAATGATAAATATCAATTTCTTTACCATATAATCGAGCTTCACTACGAAGTGCTTCCGCGTTAGTATGTAAGATAGCTTTACGTTCAGCAAAATCTGTTTTATTGAAGATTTGAACTATGCCATCAGGAGCATCATATTTAGGAGATACAGTATAAATATCTTTAAGATAATTCATCTCTGCATCTGTAAGTTCATCACGGAATCTATCAATGATTTGTGGAATAGTCATTTGATAAACACGAACTCCTGCATCATCATCTTCGATATATCGTTGACCACTTTCAATACGATAATATTCGAGAGGAGATATTACTTGAAGATAAACATCACCTTTATAAACTTCTCGATAAGTATAAACCTCTTCACAAGCCCACCAATAGAAATAGCATTGTTGATACTTATCTTTCGCTTCAACAATAGTATTAATAAGTTCAAGACGCTTTTGAGTTGTAATAGTTACATCATCAATCCAATCGTTAAGAACTTCTTCAATAATATCGTTAAGTTCACCTTGCTTGATTGTCTTTTGACCAGTATTAAATCCTGCTTCATTAAGACGATTAATAATCTCTTGATTACAATAAGCCATTACTTTATCAGCAAGAACTTTATTGCGAGCAAGAGTTACAGAAGGGTCATTATTAAATACTTGATAATTAGAGAACATATTAATAAATTCTCCCATATATCGTTCTTTAATAGGAGTAAGAAAATCTACATCACGTATCTCACCATACATTACAGCTTTCTCACCAACCTTATCAATATAATTCCGAAGAACATATTCATAAGTCTTAGGGTCTACTAAACCATTAGCAGCATCAAGAAATTTCTGCGTAACAGTTTTATCATTCTGACCAATAGCAAGATTAATCCAATAATTACAATTAGGAATGTACCAAGCTTTCGTTTGTTTTGTAGCAGTACTTGCACGCTGGTCAGGCATAACAAGTGGAGTTGCTCTTAAATCACGTTCACTCATTTTAGGAATCTATTAACTTTACGATCAGTGTTATTAGTTTTACTTTTTGAGTTAGCTTCTCGTTCAAGTAAAAGGGAATCTTTACGAAATTCAAACATTGCAACAATAGCCGAACTCAATCGGTCTGCATTACGCCCAAATATAAATCTATCTAACTCTAATAAGAAACTTATATCATAAATTTGATTAAATCTATATATTGGTGTATCGTCGGACGTTTTTCCAACAATTTCGTATAAGAAATCTCGCACCATGCGCATACCCTCTAACTTAATATCGCCATCACCAATTACAATACCATAACCAGTAATACGAGGGCCATCAACACTACGATTAATATAACTACTTGGGTCTTTCAGTAACTTATCTCTATAACCCCATTTCTTGAAATTAGTAACAAGTTCACCAGTACCAGCTTCATAAAGAACTTTACAATTCCAACGTAAACAAGCATAAAGAACAAGTTTATCGACAGCTTCCATAGTATCAAGACGACCACAATAAGAAGCAACAAGTCGTTTACCCATGTAAGGAGTTTTGCTGTTAGTACGCATCCACACTTGAAAACTTGCAAGTGAATTTTTTGTACTAACTTCTTCTTTATTTTTATCTACACGATATGGGTCATAAGAAATAAAATAAAGACTACCATCATTTGGGATAGGAGAATAAAACTCTCTTATACAACCATGAACATCAGTCTTTGAATTATGAGGTACATCAGTTATATACTCATGGAATCTATCGGAACCAAATATAGCTCGTTCAATACATTCCTGTTTAGTAACAAATCTAACACGTCCATCATCAAGTATATACCAACCATCTTCATAAAAATGATTAGACTTATCATATTTAATAGCGTTAATATGATTAGTAAGTTCCGGACTGTGAAAAATGTTCTCTTGTGTGTTCGTAAATGCCTCATTAGGACTGTTAGCACGTTGACCTACATAAATATTATATTCACCAGCATCTTTCTCTTTTTCTGCACCACGTTTCTTGTCATAATCATCCTTCCAAGAAGCAAACAGTAGAGAATTACCATCTTCTACAAAAGGTTCATAATCCCATATTTGCGGAAAAAAGAAACCACAAACAGCATGTCTACTATTAGCATCCCAGATATTTTCCATAGGAAGCATATCATTCTTTCCGGGATTATAAAAACAATTACTGAAAGCTTCCCAGTTAGCACCTTTTGTACCACCAGTACCATATACTCGAATTGTACCAATTCGTTCAGCACCAGATTCACTATTAGACATCATAACGTCTAATGCCTTTTGAAGATTAGGACAGTTATGAGTAATAGTAAAATCTTCTAATAATACAAGATTATCACCATCTACTTCAAATCCATAATATCTACCTCGACCAATAGGTTTAATATCAAATCGAGTTTCCAATACATTCTTTTGTAATGAAATATAATTTTCTGCTTTTTTACGATTTATTTTAGTAGGAATTAAATGACAACCAGATAAAATAAAAATTCTATAATAAGTAACACCTCTTACAATCTTTTCTGAAACAGTGGTTTTCAATCCAAGACTTCTACAAATATAAACAATATCATAAACAATTGCAGGGTCTTTTTGAGCTATTTCAAAATTATGTTTTTTAGAATCATAAGAACCATCAGTGTCAATAATACCAGCTAAAAATTCTAATCTACTTTGTTTATCAGTATAAATGTACTCTTTTGGAATATATTTATTATGAAGAACTCCCATATTAAAAAGTTCTTGTCTAAACCAATTATCCGAAGCATCTTCACATTTTACTAATGTAATTCTTTTAGCATTAGAATTAGTATCTGCAATCGAATAATCAAGATTATTATTTTTTGAATATTCTTTTAAATAATCAATTACTTCACTATCTTCATTGGTGAATCTACATGTATCTTTATCTCCATCACCAATCCATAATCCAAAAACATAAGGTTCAATTTTAACATTCTTTTTATCAAAATCAATACCTGTTTTTATAAGAGCATGATTATCTTTCCAGCGAGGATGTTCTTTAATCATATTTATATAATCTGGAGCAGTCATAGTAATCGGTTTACATATATTACCATAACTTTTCCTATAAATCATATAAATGTCATGCTTACTATTTACAACATGAGATTCACCATTTAAAGGAGTAACTTCGTATAAATCATCTTCGCCATTTATAGTAGCTAAAACAGTTCGAGGTTTACCATCAGGCCCCATAAGTTTATCACCAATGTGAATATCTTGTACAAATTTAGTACTTCCATCAGCCATTATAAAAGCAGTATTTTCCCCAAAACATTTACCTGCTTCTTCAAAATCAGTTTCAATAGCTTTCTTACCTACTGCGGCACTTTCATTTCTACCAATAGCAACACTTAAAAGTTTACTACGAAATCCGAAAGCTTTTTGACCTTCTTTTGTCTTTTTATATCCAAGTTCAATACCTTTATCAAAGTTCTCACTTAAATAACCTCTTTTCCAATAAGTATGATTTTCATACCAATCGAGATTAACTTTAACCATATAAGATGTAGCGTCTTTAACAGTTAAATACTCTAATGTATCAGCAGCAAGAATAACGGTTACATTCTTATTAGCATTTAGTGTATTAGCTGCTTGACTACCTCGTTTATATGAAAAACCTTTACGACGAGCCTTTGCCTTACATAAGTTACAACTATTGTTAGCAATCAACTCATCAATCTTAAAGTTCCAATAATCCCCATCCCAAAAACGAGGAAATCCAGCTACTGTATGGACTTTAAAAAGACCTTCTTTATCTAATTGTCTTCGTTCTTTTTCATTAGGAGCACGATCGATACGACCATAATTAAGATAATTATAATGGTCGCCAGTTATACGAACTTTATGAAGTAAAGCCTTACGTTCAGCATCAGATTTAGCTGCTAAATAAGCAGGAATATCTTTAATGTATAATTTACAATATGCTTGAACACCTTTAATTCGTCTATCCATTTCACGTTGCCAAAACTTTATAGTATTAGGACTATCATCAGGTTCAAGACAATAACATCCATGTTTTTCATAAAAGTCTGCAACACGACTAAATATTTCAGTACCTACGAAAACAAAGTCTATTTTCATAAGTACACCACCACTTTCACCTATAAGAAAATCGTTATCTCTGTCAATCCAAGGTTTACCAGTAAAACGACAAATACTTGAAGATAAAGGTTTGTAACTTTCTTTATCTTCAAGTATGTAATCTATAAACGGACTTCGACCAGTTTCATAACCATAACGATTGTCTTTACGATAATGTTTCTGTTTCGTTAGGAGCATTAGATGCTCTATCATTTGTTCCGTCATAGCTATCTCTATATTCAGCTCCACCACGAATTGATGTTACACCTTTTTCAATCTTATCCCACTTATCATTAAGCTCAGTAAGACTTTCAACTCGTGCAGGAATTTCATTAGCAATTTTAATAATCTGTTTAAGAGTATCTTCACAAAGAGCTAAATCTTTCATTTCAAGTTCTTTCGACATTAAATCTTCTATACCATCAGTTAATGTACGAACTAACTTACTTGAAAGATTCAAAGATTTAATAGTAGAATTAATTAAATCTTCAACAGCTGTAATATTAAGATTTGATTTTACAAATTCAATAGCAGATAAAACAACTTTATCCGGTAGATAAGATTCATCTAAACCAGCATTAGACTTAGCATAAGCATAAGCTTCTTTTTTAGTAAGTCCTGCTTTCGTTACATAACCTTTTCTATCGGATAAATATAATATAAATCTAAATTCTTTTTCTGCAAAAGATTTATCCTTACTATCATCACGAGCATATATCTGTTGAAGTAAAGGATATTGAAGTATTTCTTCTACATCAAGAATTAGTTTATCATTTTCTATCTTAAATCCATGTACCATACATTATTTTATTTCAGCAATACCTTCTTTAATAAAAGGTGCATTACTATCTGCATCAGAAAACTTATTATGTTTGAACTCTTCTAATCTAATCCAATCAGCAGTACGAAGAAATTCAAATATCATATTTCCCATATTCTGAACAAACTTTTCATTTTCACTTAATTCTAATTCACCAATACTACTAAGCATTTGATGAACAAGTTCATGAAAATATGTATTCTGCATTTGTGTATTAGAAATCTCAATTCCATAATCTAATGATTGTAATTGAATTACACCATTAGCAATAGAAGATTTACCGAGATTTCCAGCGTTTTGTTTATTCTCTGTAATAACAGTTAGAATATCAACACCAGCTAATACACAACTCTTAGGAATATAATTTTTAATTTTACTCATCGACTTGATACAAATATTAATACAGCGTTCAAAGCAATAGAACCAACTGCAATCCAACCATTTCTACGTTTCTTTTTTCGTTCAGCTAAATATCTTTCTTGATAATCAATTAACTTATTATTGAGTGAATCAAGGCCACCAAAAGAAACAACCAAAAGACTATCACGAATAGCAATATGATAAGACTGGAAGGATATAACGCTATCTTGTACCTTTTGAATTTCACTGGCAGTAAGATAAAGTTTTTCATACTTTTCACCTTCAAGAAGTTTTATAGCTAACTTACGAGTTTCTTTCGGAGTAAAAACAATAACTGTATCGCCATCAATCTTGTATCTTTTTTGCGATATAGCGGAGAACGGAATCATCACTAATGATATTACTATCATTAAAATCACTTTCAGCTTTCTCATAAATAGTAATAGTTTTTTGTTCAATTCCTCTAAGACTATCAATAACAAATTGTTGTTCATTAATAATCGTATCATATTTCTTAATGAAACTATTAAGACTATCTCTTAAAGATTTAATAGTTTCATCATGTCTTTCAATACCTAAAAACTTACGATTAGCATATCTATCAAAATAAGCAGCTCCAATACCAATCGCAAGAATCAAAACAATATAAAATATATATCGAACAATATCTTTCATAACTTACAAATCTAAATCTATTTCATTAATAAGAACATAAGATTGAGTTCCTTTACCAATTGCCTTATCAAACAAAGGAATAATAATATTATTCCATTGATTCACATCTTTGATAACTTGACAACCAGCAGAATAAAAACCAATCTCATCACTTACTTTCCAGCTTGACGCCCTATGTAAATTAATACCAAACATGCCAAAGTCAGTATTATCGGTAATATCAATTTTGTCATCTCGATTATTGTCACGAATTACTTGACAAGGATTAGCTTGAACAAGAGCTTTATATTGTCCTTTATGTTTACCTATTTTCCAAAGAGCTTTGTGTACACCTTCTCGAAGAACTGCACAACCTTTATTATTAACAGGAGTTTCAAGATTTAGATTACTTGGGTCAGTAGTAGCTTCAAAAACCATACATTCCCATATATTAAAATCTCGTTCATAAAACATTACAATAACATCATTATAATGTTTAGTACAACTACTTTTAGAACGAATACCCCAAATATTAAGATTAATAGGATAACTATCATTTTTTCTAAATATAGGATATTCTAAATCTTTCGCAATTTCAATAAGTCTATTTGGTAAATCATTTATACCAATAAGTTTATTAAATAATGCGTTATATTTTGATTCCTTAGTTGCTTTCATATTTGTAATACTTTTTGTAACTTGTGTGTTTTGTGCTCTTTGCTCCCTTCCTTCTTCTGC